CCATTCTATATCATTAAATTTAAAAAAGAAAGGGAGCCGAAGCTCCCTTTCCTTGTAATACTGAGTAAGAAAGTCTGTTTATATCATAAACAGTGTATTACGTCTTCCATTAAGCTCCTGGTGAACCAAAAATGCCTCTCCAGTCGCTCCAACCAAAACTATACCGTTCTCTAGCCTTGTATCTTACATTACCAGTTTCGAAGTCTCCTTCCATATTGGTTGATACCGCCGTTCTAACGAAATGTTTAAGTCCGTTAGGAACATCAGTTTTGATAAACCATGCGTCAGTATCTGTTAAATAGTGATTAACAGCATATCCTTCAGGGATCATTCCCATATTTCGGATTGCGTTAATATCATTATCAGATGTTCCGACACGACCTGGTGTTTCCATAAGTCTATCTGCTACGAATTGCAATGCAGGCGGAATTATCATTTTCTTAGCCTGTGCATTGACCTTTAAGTTTCTTTCATCTTTAAAAGCCGCAACATCAATCAGGGCTTGTTCCAATGAAGTTTCATTAAGGTCTGCTGCCGTAGACAACTCATTCCTCATATCCACATTTGCTACAGTAGGGTGATCGGTAGTCATAAGAGCTTTACCGTCTCCTCCTACATACGATGAGCTAAAACCATTATTTAAAACATTAGCTGCTTTAACTTGCTTTGTTGCTTGCATCGAACGTGCTAGTGCTTTTGTATATCGAGAAGAAAGCGTATCGTAGAGATTATCTTCGATTGCTTCTTCTGTCAATGCAAATGCCAGTGCAATTGTTTCATGAGTATAACGAGCAGTCCACGATTCTTGTGCAGTATCGTAGATGACAGCCGCGCCTTCACCTTTGACAGGTGCTTCCCCAAACCCACTTAACATTACTTCTTCCTCAAAAGCTCTTTCAGAACTTTCGGTGTCGAAAATGTCTTCGTGTTCATTGTTGAAACGTTCATATTCTAGTCCAAAGAGAGCATGAAGTCCAGGGACAAGTTCTTTTACGAGTTGTGCTCTGTTAATCGCCATGTTATTCTCCTAATCAGACTGCGAATGTTGAAGTTGGGAACGTGAAGTAAGCTCTTGCATAAGCACCTATTGCATTGCTTGGTGCTAAATTAAAGCCTACACACAAAGCTACACCACTTGAAGTAGTTGCTGTAGCACCTTCTTTTGACCTACCCGTAGTTGAACTACCTGCGGTTGTTGAGAGGGTGTATTTACTACCGATAAAACTTACTGCAGGAGTGCCTGCTGTAAATTGAGCTTCGTAAACGATCCCAGGATCATTATATACCAAAGCTTCGGCATCAGCGCTACCTTGTGTTGCTGTGCTTGCTGTCCATACTTTTGAAAACGTAGGTGTGCCATCAGACGCATTATAATAGACCCCATAAAAAACACCTATAGGAGTATCAGTCGCACCTGCTTGTTGAACATAACCACTTGAAAGAGTAACTACATCACCACTATAAATAGCGGTTCCATAGGCACTTGCGATTCTCATTCTTGCAGGACGAATAACACCACCATACATGTGATATGCGGGGGTAAACCCATCGGGTTTGTCTGTATTAGCCATAAATTATCTCCTTTATTGCTGTTACAAGTTATTATTAATCGTCGGAATTATTCCTACTACCAAATTCGACCTTTGAAGTCCGTTGGATATCACTATCCTTGATTGGCATTCTAGGGTCGCTTTCTCGCATATAGTTGTGATCAACACCTTGCATCGCCGTCTCTGCTTCATTTTGAAA